CCTGCTAATATGCATAAATATCGTATTGAGTCTTCTAATACTTCTACTATTGGTCTATTCCCAACTACGAATCGCTATAAAACTGATAATGCTGATACATATGTTGCTCCTGCTGTTATGGTTTGTGAAACTGTTGCTGCCGAAGATGATACTATTATTGAAGTTGGAACTTAGTCTAAAAAACCCCGATCCCAGCGTTAGTCGATGCCTGCAGCCCTGATACAATCTAAATGTTTCGGAGGCCGAAGCGGAGGGCGGCCGAAGGCCCCCGACCGTAGGTCGTGTCCTCTGTTCTAAGTGGAGGGCGGCCGAAGGCCCCCGACGCGCTACATACTCTCTGTATATCTAATTACCAGTACACTGCCCGAAGGGCCTTTAAATAATAAAAAATTTATTCTGTTGTTGGTAAAATAAATGTTAAACGTTCTAAATGTTCTTCAGCATCAATAAAGTTAGAAAACTCAAGTTTAGTATTAGAAGTAGGCATGATAATAAACTTAGAAATACGACGGTAAAGAGCCTCCATATACTGATTCTTGTACCACCTTGCCGGAGGTAAATTGGACGTGATGATGATTCGTTTCGACGTAAATTGCGTTTGTCCTCCTTTAGTTTCGACCAATAATGGGTACCTGTCGCAGAGCCGTAACAATGTGTCCCATGGCAGCCATCCGTAGAATTCATCCAATATGACGGTATCTTGGTTGGAATACCCGTCCCACCATATAGATTTTTGTTTCCAATAGGAGTTCTCATATTCCATTGCGAGTCTTGATTTTCCTGTTCCGGTAGGTCCCACGACCACAATGACCTCACTGGGCTCGCTTCTGCCGACGGTTCTGAGCATTCTGTATCGCTCGAGCGCTCTAAAATGACGTGCCCAGTTATTAAAATCATGTTCTGCAAGTTGTATTTCAGTACATCCAGAATCAATCATACCTTTAAGTTCCAGGAGGTTAGTTTGCGAATGAGATGATGGGCATTCTGTAAGAGACCTTACGTAGTCGTCCAGTGATCCCTCTATACCAAAGGTAATGGGTTGTGTACCCGTCAATCTGGTATCCTCCTTCATGCAATATTGGATGGCTTGGAGCCTGGTGCCCATTCTCTTCTCCCAGTGCGCAGTCGGAAGCCAGTTCTTCAGTGCTGCCAATCTCACCGGCGTTTTCAGTTCCAGATAGCCCTGGTAATGGATCGTGCCAGTCGCTTCTCCACGTTCGAGTTGAGTGATCCCAAGCTTCAGTTTTAGGTTGGATGGACATGATTCGAATAAATTATTATCGTCTGTTACTGTAGGATTGTTGTACGTAAAACACCAATTTCGGGCTGTCATGAAAATTGAATAATGAGCTTTTGTGTCGGAGACAGTGAAAATAAGTTCAGTTTGCCACGTGGCAGTGCGATTTGAAAATCACCAATCAAATCACGTCTTGTGGTTCCAGGTTTCGAAGGTTCGAAATCATGATTCTGATTGGCTGTTGCCAGAATGTCTCACGGGGGGGCCTAGTATTACCCCCCCCCGTGTGAGTCGGAGACAAGGAGGCCCTACCCCTAGTCTAGACTCTCACTTTTCAATTTGATCTGTTCACCACGGATCGTTTTAGTTATACAGGGTGGAACGGTTACGACCCGGTTCAGTACGCTCAATTAGGTTCTGGTGTTGCCGCTGGTTTATCTGCATTATCGCAATTCATTCCCAAATCCGAAACTTCTTCTCTCCGAAAAATGGCTCCCGTATATTCAAAAAAAAGAAAGCCCGGAGTGACTTGGTCAGTTGGCCGGAAACGTCGCCGTAAAGGTGGATTTGCTACCATATCACAGTTTAAACGATATGGATCGTTAGGCTCCCATAGACGTCGCATTTATCGTGGACGCCGTACTGGTGCTGCTGCTCGTACTCGTCCTAGTTATTCAAGTGGTAGACGTAATATACGTTTTGGACGTACTCAGAGAGGACGTATTAGTAGAAAGCCACGAGTTAGTGGTAAATTAGGCAAATGGTTATGGGATCGTATTTGTACTCCTTTAATTATTAAAAAGACAGATGCTACTTATAAATTATCTGATGGTCCTGGTATTCGTACTTATTATGCAGTACCATTATTTAGTAGAAGTGATTTAACAGCTGCTAATAATATGCGTCCTGTCAGTTATATTAATCCATCTGGTACAATTCAATCTATGGCTGATAAGATGAAGGTGGATTTAGCTTGTAAGAAGATTGTAATTCAAAATCGTTCTAATACGAATATGCATTTAAAGATATATGAATGCATGGTTAGAAATGATACTAGTTCTAGTAATATTCCTTTAAGTGATGCTGGTATATTGGGTTTATTTCGCCCACAGGCTTATCAAGGTGCTGATAATGTCAATTTGAATAGAGGTCCCACTCAGGGTACTTATTTAGGTGGTACTGATTCACTTAGTGAAGTACATCAAAACCCAACATATACTCCGTATATGTCTAGTAAATTCTGTTCGTACTTTAAAATTTTAAAATGTCACAATCATGCTATTGGTCCTAATCAATATATAACTAAGAAATTTAGTCAAAAAAATCGTATGTTTAGTCCTTGGAAACATGATGAAGCTGAAGGATATACAAAAGCCGATGGTACTACTGCATATCGTGCTCAACTGGAATGGATAGGAGGATGGACAAAATTACTTTTATTTAGTTGGATGGGTCAAATTGTTGACACTGGTAATTTAAGTGATGGTAAAATTACTCGATCTAAAAACGCGTTAAGTCTTATTTTGGATACTGATTTCCATTTCCATTTTGAACCTGCTAATATGCATAAATATCGTATTGAGTCTTCTAATACTTCTACTATTGGTCTATTCCCAACTACGAATCGCTATAAAACTGATAATGCTGATACATATGTTGCTCCTGCTGTTATGGTTTGTGAAACTGTTGCTGCCGAAGATGATACTATTATTGAAGTTGGAACTTAGTCTAAAAAACCCCGATCCCAGCGTTAGTCGATGCCTGCAGCCCTGATACAATCTAAATGTTTCGGAGGCCGAAGCGGAGGGCGGCCGAAGGCCCCCGACCGTAGGTCGTGTCCTCTGTTCTAAGTGGAGGGCGGCCGAAGGCCCCCGACGCGCTACATACTCTCTGTATATCTAATTACCAGTACACTGCCCGAAGGGCCTTTAAATAATAAAAAATTTATTCTGTTGTTGGTAAAATAAATGTTAAACGTTCTAAATGTTCTTCAGCATCAATAAAGTTAG